CAACTAATGCACTTTTGCGAAACCCTGACAAAATTGGGGAATACTTAAATCTCGCAGACAAATATTCACAAGCTTACGCGGCGGAACCAAAGATGTTTCTTTTACCTGCGGCTCACAGCTTTTTAAAACCGATTATCACCGCGTACGCGCACAACTTAGAAGGGTTTACTCACTACTTAACGACTGTCCGTGATTTGTTTGACAGAAACAGCGCACAGTGGTTGATCGTTCAACGTGTATATAGACGCGTAAACGGTCGATACGTTCAGCAGCTTCGACGCGAACGGTCACACAGAGCGGTTGTTAAGGCAATCGAACTTTATGGCTCAGTAGATTATCAAGTGCGGATGCAATGGGTAGCTAACTTAGAAAACGAATGGGCGAAACGTCGTGTCGTATTCTTAGATGCAAACCGAAGTAAGTTTAAAGGTGGTAGAATACCAGTGGAAGAAAGAGTAGAAATGTTGGCTGAATTTTGGAACGACATAGATACTGAAATTTATGAAGGGAGACTTAAAAAGTGGCACTAAAAAAAGCATGGAGTTACTCTGCGCTGACGTCATACGAGACTTGCCCACGACGCTTTCAACTCACACGAGTGACGAAGCAAGTTGTGGAAGCTCAAACGACAGCAACGTTGTGGGGTAACAAAGTGCATAAAGCGCTTGAAGATTTTGCCAATGGCAAGAAACCCCTGCCCGAAGACATGCAGGAGTATGGTAAGTACGTGCGTAAGATACAATCGTACGAAGGTAAGCGCATCGTCGAAGAGCGTGTTGCTCTCGACAGCAAACTACGACCCACCACATGGATGGCTAAAGATGTGTGGGTTCGTGGCATAATTGATATTGGTGTTGTAGGTTCAGAACGAGCCTACGTACTGGACTGGAAGACAGGCAAACACAGGCCAGACTCAGATCAATTAAAACTTTTTGCTGCATTAACTTTCGCTTTATACCCTTGGATCGAGTCTGTTGTTACAGGTTTTATCTGGTTGAAAGCAGGAAAGTTTGACAAAGAGGTGTTTACGCGTGCACAGTTACCAGAGATATGGAATGATTTTTCGCCACGATTAGAAAGATTAGCTGTATCACACGAGAAAGATAAGTGGCTACCGAACCCCTCGGGATTGTGCAAAAACTGGTGCCCAGTTGGCATTAAATTATGTGAGTTCTGCGGAAAACAATAACAAGACATAGAACGTCGTGGACTATAGGATGCGACAGGTAAAGGGAAACTTTGTGTCAGAGGCAAATGATAAAAAAATAAAACAAAAAGATTTAACTGAACTAACCAATGAGGAAATATATGAGCACGGCACAATGTTGGAAACAGTCACACCACTGGAAAACGAGTTGTTACGTAGGTTAGAATACTACATACAGCAATACGGTGACTACCTTGGAAGTTATGATCCAGAGGTAGACATATGACACCGGAAGGCAAAGTTAAAAAGAAGGTCAAAGAGTACCTTCAATCTATTGGCGCTTGGTACTACATGCCTGTGTCAAACGGCATGGGTCGCTCTGGTTGTCCTGACATACTCGTTTGCTATAAAGGATTATTTATGGCGTTCGAAACAAAATCTCCAGGGAAAATAAAGAATGTAACCCCTAACCAAGAACGTGAAATTAATGCGATTACATCTGCTAACGGGTTAGCACGTGTCGTCGACGACGTAGAACAAGTAAAGGAATACATACGTGAAAAAATCAAGCAAACAGGAATTGAAGACGAAGAAAGCGTACAACGCACGTCCTGATGTAATGAAGCGTCGCGTCGCCCAAAATAAAGCCAGGAGGCAAGCGATCGCGGCGGGCAAAGCAAAGGTGGGGGATGGTACAAATGTGGATCATATCAAACCTTTGAAAGCAGGAGGTAGCACGAAGAAATCAAACACTCGTGTCATATCAGCAAGTAAAAACAAAGGATGGCGCGGCAGACAACCGGGCATGTACACGAAAAAGAAATGACTAGAAACTATCACGTCGGCAAGTCCGACTACTCCAAACGACGTATTCAGCCGTGGGATATATGGCTCGAGTATAATTTAAATCCTTGGGATGCAGACATCGTTAAGCGCATTTTACGGGATAAAGGCGAACGTCGCCTCGACTATGAAAAAATTAAACACATCTGCGATGAACGCATCAGACAGATAGATGAAGGAGAAGACAATGTTAGTTTGGCCACAGAAGAACGCACTCATACTAAATCTGCGTGATCCAAGCAGTATTCTAAATGTAATCCCTTCCGCAAAACAATTCGCTGTGCGCGGTAAACCCTACGTGGCTGTGCCTCACAAAACCACCGAAACGAAAATGCTTCGCAACTTAGGGTACGACGCCCCTGCCCCAATTCGCCAAAACTATAACTGGCCGGGTCGGTTCACCCCGTTCTTCGCTCAGAAAGAAGCCGCCGCGTTTCTTAGCATGAATGATCGAGCCTTTAACTTGAGCGAGCTTGGCACAGGTAAATCTCTGGCGTCGCTCTGGGCGTACGACTACCTACGTAGTATTGGAAAAAAGAATAAAGCCTTGGTTATTTCTCCGCTCTCAACTCTCGAACGCACATGGGCTGACGAGATATTCCAACACTTCCCACACCTGACATCCACAGTCCTGTATGGTTCGCGTGAAAAACGCGTCAAGTTGTTGAACGTGGATGCAGACGTATACATCATAAACCATGATGGCGTTAAGATAATAGAGCCCTACCTAAAAGATCGCAACGATATTGACTTGGTTATACTCGACGAGATCGCGCAGGCCGCTCGCAACGCCGGAACGGATCGGTGGAAAACAATCAACCGCGTAGTCAATCGCCACAAACAACCGCGTGCATGTTGGGGTATGAGCGGCACGCCGACGCCCAACGGGCCGACCGACGCGTGGGCACAATGCAGACTAATCGTTCCAGAAAATGTCCCACCCTACTTCAACAGGTTTAAAGGGACAGTGATGAAACAGTTGTCCCAGTTTCAGTGGATAAACAAACCAGAAGCAACGGAAATCGTGCATAAGGTAATGCAGCCGTCGGTTCGATTCACGAGAGACGAGTGCGTCGACTTACCACCACTCTTATATGAAACACGGCAAGTACCTCTGACGAAAGAACAAAACAAAGCATACAAAGAAATGGTATCGCGTCTTCGCACCGAAGCTGAAGAGGGAGAGATCACTGCCGTCAACGAGGCCGTAAAAATGGGCAAGCTCGTGCAGATTGCATGTGGTGTGGTCTACGCCAACGACGGGTCAGAAGTTACGATCCCGTCAAGCCCGCGCATCGAAGAGACGCGAAACATTATTAATCAGGCCGAGGGCAAAGTAATTATCTTTGTACCTTACGTGTCTTCCGTCAACCGCGTGGCAGAAGAACTGAGCAAAGACTTCTCAGTTGAAGTGATCCACGGGGGCGTAAAGAAAGCAGAACGAGATAGAATATTTGGGGCTTTCCAAAAAGGTAAAGACCTAAAAGTATTGGTGGCACAACCTGCCGCCATGAGCCACGGTCTAACATTGACTGCGGCGTCGACAATCGTGTGGTACTCATGCGTGACGTCAAACGAAACCTTTGAGCAAGCTAACGGCCGCATAAACAGACCCGGCCAAAAGATGAACAACTTTATCATTATGCTCGAAGGCACACCAGTCGAGAAACGTATCTACACTCGGCTCAAAAATAAGCAAAAGATGCAGGGTGCATTGCTCGACGAAGTTAAAGCAACTCGAGCTAAGTTAATTGCTTGACATGTACACAGATGTAAACTAATCTGTTCACCTGTAAACAGATAACGAATGGAACAGAACAAATGGATTTACTAAGAACGCGTGAAGTTGCAAAAAAACTTGGAATGACACGGCAGGGAATACACATGTTACGTAGACGGGATACAAGGTTTCCCAACCCGATTGTACTTTCAAACAAAGTTCTACGTTGGGACGAAACCGAAATCAATAAATGGATAACTGAAAAAAAGGAGAAGGAATATGGCAAAAGTAGTTGAGTTAGATGATGTTTCGTTACTTAAACTTTTTATAGGACTGCGTGACCGCAGGGCGCAGCGAAAAGCTGCGTATAACGACGACGACCTCGGCGACAAAGAAAAGCAGAACAAAATCGAGGTGGAGTTTCTACAAAGATTCCAAACTCGAGGCATAGATAACGTCTCGGCGAGAGAAGTTGGAACTGCGTACAGATCAACTCGCTCTTCTGCTACTGTGGCAGATTGGGATACACTTCTTGACCACGTGAAAGATAACGACGCTTGGGAAATGCTTGAGCGGCGTGTGAACAAGACTGCTGTGGAGCAATTCAAAGCCGTCAACGACGACTTGCCGCCTGGAATAAACTGGTCGGAAACGCAGGTTGTAAACTTTAGGCGTAAATAATGTTAACCATGGATGATTTGCCAGTTGAAGCTGTGATACTACCACGCGTCTTTACTGCTCGACACTATCAAAATTTGGACGGAGAGAATGTTTGTTCGTCTGATGATGGAGTTGTACCTTCCACATTAGCGACCGAACCCCAAGCGAAAAAGTGTTTTGTTTGTTTCCAGAACACATGGGGATCTCGCATTACGCCGTTTGGTAAACGAGGAAAGGCTTGCTCAGAAAGCGTGAAGTTAACCCTTCGCTACCCAAATTCTGATTATGCAGAAACGCTTAGAATACCGGCGGCAAGCGTCAGGAAATACAAAGATTTTGAGGCCGTCGTCAAGAGCAGAGGCGAAGAGCTCAACCACGTTGTAACTAATATCGACGTTATAAATATAGACCATCGGCAAACGTTGGCATTTAAAGTCATACGCTTTTTGAGCGCAGACGAACTCACTACGATCCACCATCCCATACAATCGAAAAGCCCGTTTTTTTCACTGGATGGATACACTTATTAACCAAACCCCGAGAGGATTTTATTATGGCTACACCCAATACCGTTCACATTTTAAACAATGTAGAAGCACTATACCCACGTCTTAATACGACGTACAAATACGATACCAAAGCAAACGAAGGTCGTGGACAATCAGTTCCGTGCGAGCCTTTAGATGAAGGTGCGAAGTACGAGTTAAACTATCGTATGAGTAAAGACCAAGCGGTTGGTCTATATAAAGACATGAAAGCTGCTTACAACGATCGTAAAGCCGCGAACTGGCCAGAGATGCCAACGGCAAAAGAAGTTTTTGAAGTGCAGGAAGATGGCACGTTTGTGGCAAAGTCTAGCTTAAAAGGTTCGTACAACAACGAGCTTACTCGTAAGCCACGCCAATTCGATGCTCGGAACCAGTTGCTCCCTGATGATTTTCAGTTAACGACAGGTTCCACAATTAACTCGCAGTTGGCGTTGATCCCATACTCATCGAACAACGGCAACGGCGTATCGCTAAGACTTCGCGCAGTGCAAGTTGTGAAGTTTAAAGAGATCGAACAGTCTAGCCCGTTCGGTGAAGTAGACGGTTTCAGTGGCTCAGAAGGTGGTGGCTTTGGAGACGACTTCGATGATACACCGGCACCCGCACCAAAAGTAGAAGCTGTTACTCCTGCTCCTGCCCCAAAAGAGGTCAAGGCCGACCCGAAGTCTGTTGCGGACTTTGACACGATCGACGACGCCTTGAATAATTTAGACTTTGACGATTAAAAGTACCTATACAACGCGCGGTGGGCGGGACGTTACTCGCTCACCAATCTGTTAACACGTGTACACGTCAGGCTAAAAAATGAATACAGAACAATTCCTCAAACGGGTATTACCCGACGAGGGCAAAAAAGTGCTTACTCTGGTTATGCCCACCGAAAACGGTGGCAGTTGGTTTAAGTACAAGAGTTTCGATACAGCGCAACAAGCTGCCGAAGCCGCGATCGCGTTCGACGCGCAAGGCGAGACGGTTTACTTTGCAGTAAACTCGTTTGGTGATTGGTACCACGACGAACTAAAAGATAAGAAGCGCATCCGCACACAATCAAATGTACATGCTTGTCGTAGCCTAATTGACGACTTTGACGTCGATAGCGACGACGATAAGAAATACGCAACGCGTCAAGAAGCGTTGGGTGACATAATAAAACTAGCTCAAACACTAAGACTTACCCCGACGATCACATCGTCAGGTGGTGGGTACCACGCGTACTTTCACTTAGATAGCGACGTGGATAAAACAACATGGGAAGAACTTTCCGCACTCAAACGCGATGTCTCCACCCACATGAATATGAAAGCCGATCGAGCCGTCGACATGGATAGCTCTCGGATTTTACGTCCAATAGGTACACACAACCGCAAGACAGATACACCCGTGCCTGTCGTTCTTGTTAAAGAGGGAAAGACTTATTCAGTAGATAAAGTACGTGAAACTTTACAGAACTACATCCGCGAGAACGAAGTACAGCCCGCCCCCACGAACAAAAAACACGGGGAGCCAAGCCCGTTTAGTGTGTTGTCTGGAGATTTTCCGACATCTGACGCCGACCTCGTTGCAAAAAACTGCGCCGCAGTACGTGAGTTTAAGGACAGTGGCGGTAATATAAGTGAACCCCACTGGCACCGCGCCATTGGTATCGTTAAGTTTTGCACGGACGGTGAAGCCGCAATTCACAAGTGGTCGGAAGGCCATTCAGATTATAGCGAAGCTGAGACACAAGAGAAGATCGACGAGTGGACAGTTGGTCCAACATCATGCGTCGAGATGGACAAACACATTGGTTGCCGAGAAGCCTGTCCGTTCAAAGACAAGTGCAAATTCCCATTATCACTAGGTTACAGGGACGATGCCGAGAGCACGGAAGAAGAAACCGTTGCCCCCACTGGCGGAAACGCAAACAACCCCACTGTTATTGAAGGTCAACGCATACCTTATTGGCCTAGCAATGGCTACCGTTGGAACGGCGCGGCGCTCTCCAGGTCGATTACCGACGACGACGGAGTTGTTCATTGGAGACCCTTTTGCCGGTCGTTCATATATCCGGTTAATCGTATTCAAGATTCTGAGGGCACCTGGGTTGTTCATTGGCGAGCGAAAGAAAAGAACGGCAAGTGGCGCGAGTTTTTCATGCCCACAATGGAGTTGGCCTCCACTGATCTTATGGCGAAGACCTTCGCCGCTAATGAAATATTTTTAATGAGAACCAAAAATGCGAGGAATGACATGGCTGAGTTCGCCGAAGGACTGATCGAAACACTTCAAGCGTGGCGCATAGAGACCAAGACGCATAACCAGTTCGGGTGGTTGCCTGATAAATCCGGGTTTGTCATGGGCACGAAAGTCATAACG